CTAGGTGGAGCAACAGCTCAAAGAACAACATGTTTCGTAACAAAATGCAAAAGGAACAAAATAAAGAGAAAGGAAAACAACAATCAAGGTTCATTCTTGCGAACAAGCAAATACGTGCAATCTTCAGAAACAACTGGCAAACGGCTAGAAGTAGAGACAGTAGACAAAGGCGAAACAGAAGAAGAGGAAGATGGATCAGGAGAAGCTTCAGCCACCCAACGAGAACCTGGAACACGTTGGGAGCGGAGTAAAATATCAGCTTCATCAAAAACCTCAAAGAATTCAATTTCACCAATCATTTGGAAACTGCCAAGAGTGGTACTACCAGGCAAACCAAAGCCATACGCCAAGAAAGTTCCAGCGTAGGCTTCACGTTGTCCAGCAGATGTGGTATTGCTACCATCATAAACATACAGCCATTCTTTACTCAACATAGGAGTAATATCCATCTCAGCCACAGCCCAAGGGGCAAATTTAATATTTGGAGAGCATGAGGAGGCATTGGACCAATTCACAGTGCCTCCTTGGGATGGATCATTTGAGTAGGCAACACAAATATTGCCTGCAGTGGAAGACCCGACAGCAGGAGTGTAAACCATCTTACAACTCACAAGCCGCCAACGAACAAACGCCTTAGCAAGGTTAGTAATTGCATTACCAAACATCGCACTCTGAGCTCCAAGAGTATTAGAGATGGGGTGGAGGTCTAGGGTGATGTTGGCATTAGTAGTAGACCCAGGCGTATTAGTAAAATAAACACCTTGGCCAGAACCAGACATTTGTAGCACGATTTGACTAGTATCGTAAGGAATACGAATAGCTTGTTGCCTAAGCCGAGTAGCAGTAGTCACTCCATATTGTACTGGAACAGATACAGAACTACGATTAGCCAATTGCCCCATAATAGGAACAGAGGAAGCAAGGGTAGGATCGAGTTTTGATCTATTGCCTCGACGAACCCGACGAGGTTTAGAAGCGACATTATCTATTTTTCTGCTAACACTACCCGCATTATTCTTCTTAACAATCTTTTTCTTAATAGTTTTTGCGATGGTTGAGCCTGCAAGCTTGCCGAGCGATGCAAGGCCAGAAAGGATTTGGGATGATTTCGACATATTGGGATAAACTGAGAAAGAGACAAATAAAATACAGGATGGGACAAAGAAAGAAGATAAGCTGAATAGAGGGTATAGTAATTCATAAACTTATTGCAAACGACGAAACGAGAACTTGGAAACCCGAAAGAGACTCAGGTTATTTGACACGAATTAAAGGGACGGTAAAACTGAACGGCGCACCAAGCTGCACCGTAGGGTAAAACGAAACCAAGAAGACATTAATGTGCAAACTTGCACTTGGCACCGTAAGTACATTTCCCGGCAAGAAAACCTCTGCAAGGACGAGATTTAGCCGGAGGGGCGCCGTGTTCAAATTTACACTTACCACCAAACTTACAAGAGCCGGTGGCAGCAAACATCTTACAAAGACCAGGAGGGGATTTCTCTTCCTCCACTGCAACATTGGCAATTGGCGCCAGTTTAGCGCTCAAATTCTCGCCGTTAACAACAGCGGGAACTTGGGTCTTATTAATAGTAGTGTGTGACAAGTCAACAAAAAGGGGACTAGTTAGTAACAGGGAAGGCCTGAATATAGCCTTACTCAACCACGAAGTAAAATAAGCGTGGTCGAAATTTGGCAAATCTCGGTTACAAAAGTCCAACATCCAATCTCCAAAGACGTTAGGGTACTGTTCATTGACCGTGCCCTGGGCGCCATGGTAATAACCAACGCCACGCAGCAAAGCGTCCCCAGGTACATAGCTAGGAAAGGAAGCAACAACTGCGCGACAAAATGGTCCGATGATAGGCGTATTGGCATCAGTTAAATAGTAGCTGAAAGCCTTTTCGCACAATTTCATCGTTGGAGACACTTGAGGAGGCAATGAGACAGTGGTATGTAGCTTGGACAGTTGTCTCACTAAGTCACACATACTGTCTGGACACCCATACCAGACAGCGGGAGAATAGAACCGGGCGAGGAATGAAACCCCGGGCGATCCTCTGGGGACAGTTTCACATTCGAGAACCTGTCCCCAGTCAGCCGCTACTTTAGCATAGAGAGCCGCATCAACATCGCCACTCAACCCATCATCACCAGCATAGAGCCCAAGTTTAGCCCAGGCCTCAGCCGGGGTGTAGTACTCAGAGGTGATGGGATTGATTGATTGACGATAGACACAATAAGCAATGAAAGCATTGTCATCAGAATTGTCTTCTGCGGTTTCAGGACTACCCGACAACCTTGCGAACCCAGTAGCATATTTCGTACCATGACGACCATAGGCCATCCTGGTATGCTGAGTCCGAATAAGTTCAAGCAATTCCGCGTGGTATTCAATACAAAATGCACGTAACTTCACTGCTTGTTCCTTAACGCGCAAGGCATTAGAAACACGGCCATCCATACGGGAAAAATCAGTTAGTTGCACCTTCTTTTCAGCGTCCATGCAAATGTTGGCTACCTCAGCCGCAATGGCAAGAGGAGTCTTTCCAAAAGCATACCAACGCCTATCACGCAGAGAAGCAGCATAGGCATACATAAACCGCGAGTAGTTGTTCTTATTGACTCCAGGAATAGTCGTAATGTTCCTTGGGTCACTCACGGCGCCATAAGCTTCTTTCTTCATGAAAGTGGTACATGGTTGATCCACAGAAATGCTCGCACAATCCCTTGCGACGTTCAATATGGCACGCTGGGTTGGTCTGCCTTGTTTCTCATAAACTGTATCATGGTCAACGGGATGCAGTTGATGAGGCTCAGGGTAACACAACTCAGCCCATTCGTCAATCAGACGCGTCATAAAGGGGGTGAGAACAATTTCTTTTGATCTGATATCTTCAACACGAGCTTTAATGCTTCGCTGTTCGTTTGAGGGCGTCTGATCAGGGGCATAACAACCAAGGATCAGTGGGTTCATAAACGCGGTCAAGCAAGGTGCGGCATCTGGGTCATACTCGTGGGGCTTGAACTGGTAACGAAATATCGATTGTTCAACTGGATAAACGTAATCGGGAACAACACCAGTTTTAGCACGATGGTAGTCGGTTAACAACGTAGCCGTAGCTTGAGTGGCACCAGCAACTGCAGTGCGCACAGTCGCGCACGTAATTTTAGTGTTGCCAATACGTACAAGCCCAGAAAGCGTGTCATCCTCAACTGCGGTGATGGTAGCGTTGTTATACTCACCAGCGACGCCAGTGGAGACGGATAGACCATCTTTAGTAACAACACGCAGACGAAGGTAATCAACCTCGCCGCAAGTCTCTACAGGACGAAGAATGTCAAGATCATCCCCGTTAAGTGCTCTTCCAATTGGGATCAACCAAGAAACGAAGCGCTTGACAGGGGTCAACAGAACTAACTGATGGTGTTGGTCACAACGTCGGCGATCAATGTTATAACAAGTGTAGTAATGAAATCCAAACCAATCGGTCGAATGGGAACAAAGCATATCACGGCTATAGTTCCACACCTTATGATTGTACTCTGCACCACCAGCAACATTATATTTCACAGTATTATCGCGTAAAAAAGTGAAACTGTAATCTGATGATGAGTGGGATACGGTGGATGGTTGAAAAGTTGATAAAAGGTAACAACGGGAATATTGAGACAAAAGTTCAGGCATGTCCAAATACATATCAACATCATTAATACAAACAAGATCGTCTTCAAACGGGGCAAATGATTCATAATCCACAGAAACGTCCTTAGCCCAATAGTATGTACGACAGCCGGCTCTCCCATTGCGTACATCACTGTTCGATTTTTGAACAAAGTACGCACGAATACCTAAAGAATTACTAAAGGCATCCATGAAAGTGCTAGCGTCGTTACGCACATTCGCAGCATCGCCGTGAGTGTGGTTAGGGTTAGGATGGTTCGAGCGAACTGAAGGAAAGTCAGTGAAATGCGAGCGCACAAGTGACCCAGAATATTTGGGTTGTTTAGTAAACCGTGCGCATACACTCACATACCAACTAATCCACTCATTGCCAATAAAAGAAGTGCGCAGGCAATAGTATAACCCGCACAAAACCAAGATTCCGGAAATGAGACCAAACCAAACAAGAAACCAGAAGCGGAATTGCCACTCACAAGTTTCTTGGCTCGTCCAAACTGTGTAGCCAAAAATGTCTACAGAACGAGACTTACAAACTAAGACGCGCAACGCGTCATACGACTTGATCGCAGATAGTTCAGAGAACATAACAGCGATCACTAATTAT